GCTGATCAAAAATCTGTTGTTAACTTCCGTGAGCATTCAAGAGATGCACTTGCATACGCAATGGCAGATCGTATGGATCAGTTAGCGTTCTTAACCTTAGCTGGGATTTCTTATAACAGAAAGAACAACAATATCGGTGGTTCTTCTGCTACAAGACCTACTTTAGGTTCAGGTGCTAATTTATCTGATTTAGCATTTAATGCTGATATAACTGCTCCTACTTCTAACAGACACAGAAGAATTGATGCGACTAGTGGACTAGTTGCTGGTGATACTTCTGCTTTAGTTGCTGCTGACACAATGTCTTACAAGTCTATTGTGGAATTAAAAGCATTTGCTAAAGACCAATACATTAGAGGTATGAGAGGCGCAGGTAATGAAGAGATGTTCCATCTTTTTGTTACTCCACAAGTAATGGCTGATCTGAAGCTAGACTCAGACTTCTTATCTAACGTAAGAAGTGCTGGCATCAGAGGACCAAACAACGAACTATTTGCTGGATCTTCTAGCTTAATGGTTGACGGCGTTATGGTTCACGAATTCAGACATGTACCAAACACATCTCAAGGAACTTCTGGTTCTCAAAAAGGTGGTTCTGGTAGTGATGTTGATTTCGCTGCTTGCCTATTCTGTGGAGCTCAAGCTCTTGCAATGGCAGATATCGGGTTACCTGAAATAGTTGAAGACACTTTTGACTATGGAAACCAAAACGGTATTTCTATTGGTAAGATCATGGGTCTTAAAAAGCCTAAGTACAATTCTGACATTTCTGGTCAGGATGAAGACTTTGGTGTAATCAGAGTAGATTGCGCATTTTAATTAGAATCGGGTGGCTAGCGATAGCCACCCCTTCTTAAAAACAGGAGTTTAAAAATGACAGAAACAAAAATGAAAAGAATGACAGTAAAAGCTAGTGAAGATGTATATGTAGCATTAACTACTGGTGATGCAGTAAGACTAGCCGCAGGAGAAGAACGAGAATTTCCAGAGTATATTGCTTATGCTTGTTTACAAGCTGGTTGTACCGAAGTAAAAGTTCCAACTATTGACGAAGTAATAGAAACAAGTAAAAAGAAAACAACAAAGAAAAAATAGTTAAATGGCAGGTACGTTACAAGCACAACATATTTTATCTAGAGTACGTAACATACTCCAGGATAATACCGGTGTGCGTTGGACTGACGGCGAGATGTTTGACTACTTAAGTGATGGACAAAGAGAAATAGCAAACTTGAGACCTGACGCTACTGCTACACACAGTAATGTACAGTTAACAACAGGCACTGAACAAACTATACCCACAGATGGTTTAAGACTTATTCAAGTAATACGAAATATGTCAGGAACAGCTACAGATGCTACTGGCGCTAGAGCTATTTCTAAAGTAAATATTGGAGTACTAAATAGCGAAGAACCTAGTTGGCACGATCCTAGTGTAGCTGGTAAAGCTGCGCACGGTACGATTATTAAGCATTTTATGTTTGATAGCAGAGACCCACGTAATTTTTATGTTTACCCCGGCGTCTCCGGTAATGCCTATGTAGAAGTAATTTATTCTAAAAATCCAACTAATATTGGTGCTGCTACCGATCTTATACAAGTAGATGACACTTTTGCTAATGCTTTAATGAATTTTGCTTTGTATAGGGCTTATTTAAAAGACGCAGAAAATGCGGGTAACCAACAGCGTGCAGTAAACCATTATCAACTTTTTGCACAGAGTTTAGCTATTGGACAAGAGTCTACAATAGTAAACGCTCCAGCATCGGAGGCTAACGTTGGCTAGTTTTGAATCCTTAGTACGCGATGTTTTACCTTATGTGCCAGGTTGTTCTGAGTCACTAATTGAAACTAATTTACGTTCTGCAACAATAGAACTTTGCGAAAAAAGCAAAGCATACACATATGATTTAGACCCTATTACTACTGTATCTGGTATATATGAGTACGAGTTTGACCAGCCTACCGGCACTGATGTGCATCAAGTATTGTGGGCAACTTATGATGGGCATGACTTAGATCCTATTAGTCCTAGAAGTTTAGAACTTAATTACCCAGATTGGCGAGATCGTGGTGGGACACCAACAGTATATTTACAAAAGACTCCTGATACTTTTTGGTTAGTGCCAGTGCCTAACTCAAATAACCAGTTACTTTTAAATGTAGCCTTAAGACCAACTAGAACTACTAACAATATAGATACAGATTTTAGTGATACTTATAGAGATGCCATTGTATATGGCACTATTTATAGACTATTAAGAATTCCTGCAAAACAGTGGACTGACCCTATGGCTGCTGCTGACTACTTTAATTTATTTCAAGAACAAGTGCGTCTTGCTGAATTAAAAGGTAGAGGTGGTGATACTGGTGTTAAGCGCACAGTTAAATATAAAAGTGCAGGATTATCCCCAAGGAAAAGATATGGGCGATATGGAAAGGAGTTAGATTATTAGATGTACTTTAAAGAACCCCAACTAACCGATATACGAGAAGTTTGGGAGGAAATAAGGGGCCCGATAAATTCTATACTCAGTGAGATACCTTTCTGTAAAGTTATACCGGAAGATATCTACAGTGAGTGTGTGAATAAAAGGGCGGAACTTTATGTTTCTTCTAGAGGTTTTATGGTATTAGCTATTGATACTGAATTTTTTTCAAAGACACGTAGTCTGTTAATTTGGATAGCATACGTGCATGAGCCGGGTAAACATAACTGGCAGAAGCATGTAGAATGGGTTAACCGAATTGCTAAAGAAGCAGGTTGTGAGTATATAAAAGCACAATCAGTAGTTCCAGAAATGGAACAATATGCAGTAGCAAACGGTTGGAAAGTAACAGAAAGAATATATATGAAAGAGGTGTAATATGGGTGGTAGAAGCCAAAGACCAAATCCTGCAGATTATGAAGCAGGACCAGCTGAAAAAATGAATGCTGCAGTAGCTAAAGCTAGTAATGATTATTACGTAACTAAACTACAGCCTTTATTAATAAAACAAATTGAAGAAGCAGCTGATCTTAACGTAGCTAGTACAGTTAGAGGATATCGACAAGCGGATGTACAACAAGCTTTAACTAATCAATTAGATTTAAATTTAACCAGAGATTTTCAAAGCACAGCTAATGGCACGATGGCTGCGGTTAAAAGTATGGTAGATGCTAATACTCAAGCTTTGGGCGCAAAACGTGATATTCAATTTGGTACTTTAAAGGCTGGTTCTGGTTTAACTAGCCAGTCTGCTGGGGCTTTAGCTACAGCTGCAAGAACAGAAGCTAGTACAGCTTTAGAAGATGCAAAGTCTGACTTAAAAGTTCGTCTGGCAAGAGCTGATATGAAGTTTAGAGGTCTTCAAGGAGGTTTAAAGTTAGCTACTGGAAACTTAGCTTCAGGTTCTGCTGCGGCTGCTGTAGATGAAAATATAACACCTAGTATATTTACAAGATATCGTCCTAATAAAGATGGTACTGCTTTTAGAGCTTCAGGAATGTTTGGGTTAAGCTAATGTTACAGGTAAATAAAGCTTTAGAACAACTACTAAGAGCCAACATGGGTTTGCTTGGAGTTGATAGTGCTGATAGCCCTATAGAAGAAGCTATTACTACTGCTAAAACAAAAATTGATAATAACGAAGTTAATACTGCCGTTAATATTGGTAGTGTAAATTATACCCCAACAACAACAGTGCCAACGCTGGCTGAGGTAGATGACCCAGAACAGTTGTTTGCTGACGTTGCTCAACAACGAGATGAATTCGTTAGAAGTTATGTTAGGCCTTTTCAAGACGCTTTAATTGAACAATTAGATAGTACTGCTTTAGTAGACCAAGCCCCAGAAGATGCAGCCAGACAATCTGATATTCAAGAGGGTGTAGCTAGAAGAAACTTAAGTAGATATGGAGTAGAAGAAACAGCAGCAACTAGAAACGCTAGAAACACTAGCAATCAACTTACTAGAAATTTAGCTGAAGCAGATGCGGTTAATAATGCTAGATTACAACAACGTACTCAAAACCAAAACTTATTAGGTCAGTTAGTTAACTTATCTTTAGGTGCTGACAGAACTGCTTTAGGTATGCTTGGGCAAGCTTCTAGTTTACAAGGAGCTAGAGAATCTGCTTACACCAGCGCACAAGCGTCAGCTAAAGCACAAAGGTATGGTTTTGTTGGTTCATTATTTAGTATGATATAAAGTTATGGCAACAACGAATTTATTTGAATATTATGACAGAGTACGCTCAAACACTATTAGTGATATGGGCAAAGCTAGTGATGTAGCAAAAAAACTAGCTGATCGTAGTTATGCAGACGCAAATTCAAGACTAAGGGATATGATAGATGATGTGTATAAAGAAGGTAAAGAAAGAGGTGAATTATTAACTAACCCGATAGTAAGTCTTGAATCTGCTGCTGCAACTTATGCTGGAGAACAATGGGCAGCGAACGGGGGTAAGATAAACGAAGCTGTATTAAATAACGAACAATTTTTAAGCGTGCTTAATAATATAGGTATAGCTCAATATGCTAGTGGTAACAATACTTTTATCACCGGTATTAAAAGAGAGGGGACAGCACCCAACACCGGCGAAGCAACTTATCGTTTAGAACTAGGCGAATTAAACCCTGGAGAAAGTGGTCCTAATTTACGCTTTAAAGCTTTAGACACTAGAAAAACTGATGAACAAGGAGATTTACTAATTACTGAAAGTCAATTTAGTGACATTTTTGAAGATTATCAAAGAAATGTTCAAGTAAGAGTTGCCCCGCGTGTAGGGTCTCAAATGCAATATGACTATATTGCTGGGGCTGGCTCTCAAAATCTTAATGTAAGCCGCCGAGAAATACCAGAAGGACAGACTGATATTCACGGTACTAACTATGGCGGAGGCACCGGAAATCCTGAGACAGATGATAAAGCCTTTACTGGAGACGTAACATTCACTGGCGATGTTTTAAGTTTTTTAGAAGAAAGAGGTTTAGAGCCGGTAGCTAAAGCAAAACAACTTCTCGATGGTGGAGCAGATGCTCTTTTACAACTAACTAATTCTGAAATAACAAAACTAGAAAAACAATATGGCATACCGATGCAAAATGCTAATTTAGAATTTTATCGAGATGAAATAGCTGCCTTACGAGCAGCATCACAGACTGCACAAAATACTTTAGTTAATAAAGATTTAAATTTAACTGAAGACGAAGTAAAAGAATTAAAAAGAGAAATAAACTTTGCTGCTTTAAGAGAAAAGAAAATTATGGGAGATGCTGAGAGGTTTTTAGCAGGTGGCCTTAATGTTACGTTTGCAGGAGCTGTAAGCGAGGAAGAACGTTTTCAAAGAGAAGCAGAAGAAAAACTTTTCCGTGACCCACAATTAAGAGGCTTGAGAAGAGCATTAGCTAAAGAACAAAGAATATTTGAAAATGCTCCCGATGGTAACTATAAAGATCAGTCTGGAGAAAAAGTTGCAAAATTAGAAGCGAAAATTTCTGAAAGAGAGAAAAGCATCGACAAACGTGAGATCAGAGAATTTGATAAAGATGAAATGAACAGGAAAATTTCTAAGATTTTAGAGAACCCAACAACAACTTTTATGCCTAGAAAACAACTAGTTAGTTTGTTAAAAGAACAAAACTATGTACTTAGTGACGAGACCAAAGGAGCATTAGACGAGTATATAAATGCTAACTTAGTAGAAAGCACGGATGGGAGCGGTTCGGTAAGCTTAACCGAAGGCGTAGAATATAGTTCTGAAGGAATTCCAATCAAGGGGCCAAGCGGTGGCTCTGGTCGTAGTATTACTAAACTAAGGGGTGGTATAGATAATAGAGCATTTAGTATTTTGTTAGCGATGGATATCGGAGGTGCTAGCAATCAGGAGATTTTAAGCGGTATAGAAACCATGCGTTACACTGGCACTTTAGACAGTAAAACCTTTTCAGCACTTCTTAAGGCTCAAGAAAATTTGTCCAAAGAACAATTCAAAGAGATGAGAGA